CGAAACCAGGGACATTGTAACCACCTGCCTGTGCCTGTTGCATCCTCATGGATGTCAGACCATTGCTACCTCTGGTTGCAGGTGTATCAAACGGAATGACGAATGCATCACCACCGCTTGCTCTTGTGGCAACATATTCAGTGCCATGACCAATAAAGTCTACACCGCCACCACTAAGTGATACAGGATACCCAGACTGAGGACCATGTATCCATCCACCCCCAGCATAACCAGGGAGTTTACCTCCCTTGGAGAATAGACCAAGGAACTTTTTCTTCGGTGGTGGTTTTGGGTTATTTGTTTCCCCAGGTTTGTAGTTCTCATCATTAAGGCGATCAAGTTGATTCTTGATTTCACCTTCTTTACCCCATAACTTATCCCAAGCATTCAGTCCTTCGAGTTGCTTTTGGAGGGAATCAATAACTTCTTGCTGTGAAGACTCTTCTACCTTGGCATCAATCTGTTCATCTGTTTGACTTTGCTGACCATTGAATGCAGCACCCAAAGTGAACAAACCAATGCCACCAGCAAGCACCCATGCCCACATACCCATACCTTTGACGAGTCCAATCAGACCCTTCACCATGCTACCAACTGCACCAAAGATGCCTTTCAGTGCTGGTATGAGTTTGCCGCCCTTGAATAGACTGAATACAAGTTTCAGACCTAATTTGCCCATGGCAACTGGGGCAAATAGTAACCCCAATGCTGTGACAACTTTAAGTAGACCAAATATACCTTTGAAACTGAGAGGATTCTCTAAGAATTCGACAAGACCATTCAGACCTAGGTTAATCAGTGTGCCATAGGTATTCATGATGAACTTACCTATGCCAACCATGGCATCAAGTAATCTCTTGATCTTCTTAGGATTCTTCTCCAACCAGTCCAAGAGATTGTACATGATCATGGATCGGAAGATCCCCTTGAACAGTGACGCAAGTCCTGCAAGGAATCCAATAGATCTGGCGGCAGTTTCTTTTGCCGCCTTACCTAGACCACTACCTTTCTTTTTCTTACCCTCCTGTAATGCCTCTGCCCTTTTGTCTTGCTCTTTACCTTTCTCTCGCTTTGCTGCGTCTAATTGTTTCTTCCTATATTTCTTCTCATCTTCCAAATTATCTTCACGCATGTTGAGCATCTGCTCAGACAGCGCCATATTCTTACTCATGAAAGCACCGAAGTTCTTATTCAGATCTTCGACCATGATTGCAATACTATTAGTCGTAGCACCGAGACTGTTGATTGCTTTGATGTTCTTGACAACACCACTTGCAGGTTGGGTGACTGTCTTGCCATCAATCTTCACAGTGATTCCCCCTCCCTTGAAGGAAGGTGGTGTGACGTATTTGTATAGTCTTGCCTTTGCCATTAGGTTACTTCATCTGGGTCATCAATGGTGAAACACCTTTATTGCCTGCTGCCACCCTTTGTGGTGCTTGGGGTGTCTGAGCGACAACAGGTTGAGTGATAACATGAACAGCATTCTTAGTTGCTCTCTTTTTACCGAGTGCCACCTTTTCCTCAGACTTTTTAGCCAAGGTTTCCATTTTACTATTTATTGATGCTGTGGGAGATGTCTTAGCATCAGTTGCGGCAGGTGGTGTTGAACCTGTCATCGGTGAAGCATCCTTCACATAATCATTCAATACTCCCAGTTTACCTGTCAGGAAAGATGTCATCTTCTCGGCAGACAGATACTCTGTCTTCGGATCCAGACTAGGTTCACCACCACTAGAAGTGGTGCCGTTATTTGACCCTGAGGTGGCACCTCCTGAGGTCACATTGTTGGTGCTACCGTCATATCCAACATTACTGCCACCAGGATGAGTCAGAGCAACGATACCCTTGGTTCCTGCACCATATACAGCACCAACACCATTAACTCTTGCTTGCCAATGTCCACTCCACAGTTTCTGTCCACCTTCCTTTGCGATAGCGGAGTCATTGCCGCTACTACTAGCAGCATTGTTCCAATCACTATGTCTAGTAGAGAAGATTAGAGAACCAGAGGGAATTTTCTTGTCCTTAACTGCCTGTGTCCATGTAGGTAGATCCATCACATTGACATTCACATGTCCATATGGAGATGTGATCTTTTTAGGGGAACCCAGACCAGGAATAGATCCATAACCATGCTCACCCACTGCCTGTGCCATGAGTCCCCTAGGATTATTGGGGTCATTGCCAGTAGCAACGTGAGGTTTACCAATGCTTGCGCGGTTTCTTTCGGCAGTAAGAATCACACCAGTCGTACACATACCAGCGGCAGCATTTACCAATGCAGTACCATCTCCAAGTTTTCCAAGTTCACCACCAGCGGCAAACTTCATCTTGGTCATATTTTCAAATCTTTTTCTCATTCCAGGGTGCTTAGGTGCCCCCTTCGGAGAATACTCACCACCTCCATTAAATTTCAGTAGACCACCCCTTGCCAACTTAGGTGGACCAGCAATCTCCCCACCCTCATAATTACCCGAGGCATTTGCAAGATCTGCTTCCCAGGGTTGAGATACATTAGGATCACGAACGAGTTTTCTTCTCTTCTTACTACCAATACCCATGAATCCGCCGCCTTCATCGGCACCGAGCATCTCGGCAACAGGATCATCAATATCTTTCAGTGGTGTCTTGGAGAGTGCTTCAAGGATTCTATCTGCTACCCACTCACCAGCAAAACCACCAGCAGCGCCTGTAATGAAACCAGGAATGCCGCCAAACGGAGCACCAATGGCAAAACCAGCAGAGTAACCTAGCAAACCACCCAACGCCTTCAAGACAGCGTTGATGGGCGATTCACCAAACACTGTGTAATCTAACAGCGCCAGAACTGCTGCTACAAGTTTATCAATACCACCAATCTTAGCAGAACTTTTCGCAGCAACCAAAAACTCTCTGAATGATTTGAATCCAGGATTTTTAATGCCTGCCTTGATGAAATTACCAACAACAGTCTTGGCAGACTTGACCTGCTCGCCTCTTGGTTTACCAGCGAAGTCTAAGACTTGTTTTGCAGTCTCATTCTTCTCGATCATGGGTTTCACATAACCCTTGACCTTTTCTAAGACAACCTGCCCCAATTTCTTGGGATTGCTTGCCATTTGAGCAACATCACCAATCGCTTTCGCTTGTGATTTACCCCAATTCCATGCAGCACCGCCAATATTCTTTGCACCTTTAATCAGTTCAGCAGATTTAGCATTCCACCAACCACCAAGTGCATCAACATTCTTGACTACAAATGTTTTAGTTGCTTTGGCAGCACTAACAGTTGCCTTAGTAGTATCGTCAACAAGTTGTAGACCTGCTTTCTTTGCCTTTCTACCTTGACCTAGTAACCATTGACCAAAGTCATCTAACTTACTCTTACCGCTGGCAACTACATTATCAACAGTATTCTTACCTGCCGCAACAGTGCTGTCGATAATATTTGAACCGCCTGCCGCTAATCTTGCAGCGTCATCAAGAAACTGCTTACCAACATTTACTGTTCTTTTGACGACATTGCCAACGACATTGCCAACATTTTGCAGGAACAGTCCAGCAGCAAGTGCTGCTCTTCTCGATGCTGCTCCAACTCTACGTCCCAGTTGCGACAGTCGGCGCATCCTCTTGGCACGCTTCATGTCCTTCAAACGTTGCCTTGAAGTTCTGCCGTCTCTACCTACCCTGTCGCCCTTTTTGAGTTTTGGTTTCTTCCTACCAGGCATACAGTCTGATTCTGATGCCTGTTTCAGTCCTCTGCCTAGGGCAGTCATGAACTTGACATCACCAATCAGTTTCCATGGCATCAATACGCGAGATGCCAACCAAAGTCCTGCAATACCACCAAAGATTTGCAGTATACCGAATACTTTATCTAGACCATTCTGGAATGCATTCTTATCAGGATTATTACCAAATACCTTGGTAACACCATCCATGACCTGAGTCAGTCCCCAGCGGGAAATCTGTCTCGTAAATTTCCAAATTGCACCGATGAAGTCTAAGAGTTTCTTGACTTTTCTTGGATTTTTCTCTAACCAATCAAGGACTTTGTAGGCAATGACTGGTGCAACAAGAGAAACGAGTCCCTTGATCAGAGAACTGATAGGGTTCAGTAGAAATTTTAAGAACCCAAACCTAGATTTCTTTTCTTTCTTGCCTTCCTTCTCTGCTGACTTTTCTATCCTAGTAGTAGACTCTTGCTTCGCCTCTGCCTCAGCATCTTGCTTACGACCTTTCTCCCTACCGAGCATATCTTTGGTTGCTCGGATAGTTTCTAACTTATCCTCGTGCTCTTTCTTAATAATATCTCGCTCACGTTCCTGTTGCCCCAGGGTAAAATCTGTGTGAGCAGAAAGTAATTCTTTGAACTGTGTAATATTCTCGCCAATCAGAGTCAATGAACCGCCCAGACGATTATAGGCAAAGGTCATAGATCTGTATGCCTTGCCTAAATCGTCAACTGGCGCTTGCGCCTTTACCGATACATATTTTCTGAGTGCTGCTGCCATTAGAAACTAAATGAACTATCTTGTTGTTTTCTTCGACGTTCTTCTTCATTAAGATAAGCGATCAACAAGTTCACATATACATCTCGCTCCCAAGGCATCATATCTTCAAGTTCAGATAGACTGTACTTATGATGCTGCATTAATGCAAAATTAGTCTTATAGTAATTCATAAGACTATCGTGCATTAACGCTACGCGAAAAAAGACGCTAGTCCTTCGAGTACAACTTCACTTTTCACCCCAGTCTTGGGATTAACAATTTCCAGTGTATGAGACAACTTGGGTAGAGTCTCAAAGAACGCCTGAACCGACTGGAACTGTTCGTTATTCATCTCACCCAGGAAATCCTTTGCTTCTTTCTTGGTGAAAGACTCATAGGTTTCGTCGCCATCATATACTTTATCAATACAGTCCGCAGCAAGATCGAAGACATCATCAATATCGGGTTCGTCTTTCATGTTACGATCCACGAATGCGTCCAGAGCAGGATACCTCATTTCGATCTTCACTTGATCATTAATCTTGACGATCTTCTTATGTTCTCTGGGAATAATCACCTGCACTTCATCGAGATTGACTTCAACTTCAACTTCGGTCTCATTATCATCAGGGCAAGTGATCTTAAATTCACTGGTCTCACCAACCGCCTTGGAACGAATCTTCAAAAACAAATATTCAATCTCAAATGTTGCTAATTTTTCAATGTCCTTGACATTACTACAAGACTTCAAAATAGTCTTGACTGCTTTGATCATCTCCTTCTCGTCTTGGGTTTCCATGGCGAGGTACAGGAGTTTTTCTTCTTTAACGAGGAAAGGACGGTAAGTGACTTTTGTTCCGCTGACTGGCAATTTGCAGTCATACTCAGGCACTACAAGTTTAGGTAAAGGCATGATTTGAAAATGACGATAAAATTATTTATATGGTAAATCGCTGAACATCTGGGTTACCAGAACCAGCAACCTTGGACTCAATCTCATCAAGCGTGAAGATTGCCTGCTGCTTGAATGGTTTTGCTTTGAGAGTTGCGCGAGATACCTGATCAAATCTATAACGTTCAAAGTAGAACTGCACATCCATTTGCACCAAGTTCAACTGCTCGTTATCGAAAGAAATTGTACTAATGTTTGTTGGGAATGCCCCGTAGATTTTCCAGACCGCTGTTGATTGTGAGGGGTTTAGTGCTCCCTTATTTTTACTCTTAGCATCATCCTTAGTGACTCTGAAATTGGCACCATGTTCCCATTTGATCACTGACATGTCAGTCACATATTGATCATAGAAAGCAACAGTGTTATCAGAATCAGAAGCAGCAGCGTTAATCCAATTCTCAAAGAACATTCTATGACGCTGATCTTTGGTTACCATGAACGAGATGGTGATCTCAGATGCAGTCTGACCTGTGGCAAATCTACGAATCATGCCAAAGTTATTGATCTCAGATGTCGTCATTGCCCTACTCGGCACAGTGACAGATGTAGCAAAATAATTGATAGTTTGCCACGCTTCATCTACCGCAGCAGATCTATCCAGAACCATGGGTGGGGGAATCTGAATCTCAAATAAGTTATTTGATGCAGGAGCAAGTGCGTTTGTTGCAATTAAACTTCTGAAATCCTCAAATCTATTGGGACTTGGCATTTACTGTCTACTCCAAATAACACTGGAAGGGATCTCTAACCATCGACCAACAACATTCATTGTGAATTGCTCTAACGGTAATGGATATTTCATTTCTTCAAGATCCACAGTTGGAACAATCTTTATATTGCTAGCGTTTGACATAAAGTATTTATGGTGGCAACGCATGGGATACGATACGGATCCCCCTCCCCAAGACCTTGCGACAGACATTCGAGTAGAAGGTCTAAGATAATGTAAATTTCCACCAGAAAACTGCATGTTTCGATTGTCAACATCCGTGATCAATACCATAGGGTATTTGTCATAGTATTTGAGACCAGGAGTTGCAGCAGAATATGAAAAAAATATAATGTCTCCTACCCTGAATCCATATTTTATATCTTCCAGTCCATAAAACACCTGAGACCGATACCAATCCTTAGATTTCTTGCTACCTGCTGCAAGTTCTTTTACGTCGTTGAAGATACTCATACCTTTAATTCATGTTCGGTTAGTATCATAAAATGCATTTGCCTATCAAGACAGTATTCTTTTGCTGCCTTCCACTTCGCATCATTGACAGCATAGGTCTTCACTTCACTAATATATTTCGGCGTAACTCGTTTCTGCTTTTTCGGCGGTACAGTTTGCTTACTAGGTTTGACCTCAATAATAAACTTCTGCGTCCTCCCAGCCTTAGTTCTCGCTCGGACATAAAAGTCTGGAAAATAACGATGAGCACGATTATCCACAGGAGAGATATAGGGGATAACAATCTCTTCACTACCCCACTCAATGACATTCTCATTTTTATCACACCATAGCATAAACTTTCGTTCCCACAAACTCCTATAAATAATATTTGTGGGATCTCCTTTGTACTTATGCGGATTTGATGGTCTGTATCTCCCTGAGTAAGCCATGGCAAAAGAATCTAAGCAAAAACAACAACCAACTACTAAGAAAAAAGATTCTAGTGGAAGGGGTAGTGGTGATAGACTTATTTATCCCATGACCACACCTCGTGGTCCATCGACCTCTGATGGTGCAATTAGTCGCGGTCATCGCTTTGAGACCAAGCAGATCGACTACATGAAGTTAATGATTTATGATCCTGAGACTGCCAACCCCTATAACTATGTTGGTCAGAACAGCAGAAAAGGTAATCCTGGCAGAAGATACAACAGAAATCAAATCTACAAGACCATCTATCTGTACCTGCCTCACGATCTGAACGAAACATATAGCACATCATACGAAAAGGCAGCACTTGGACCTTTTGGCGATATTGCTGTTGAAGCAATGAGATCTGGTGATACTAGCAAAGTTGCTGAAAAGATTTCCAGTGCAGCGGGTTCTGCAAAACCTGAGGTTGCATTCAATGCCGTTGCTAATATCTTTAATGGTGCTGCTGGTGCCTTTGGCGTTGATGGCAACATGAGTAAGAACTCTCTTGCCGCTCTGTCTAGTGGTAAGGTCTT